CAACTTCGTGCCCCTCGACCCGAGCAAGAGGTACTCAGTCAACCAAGACGCGGTGGTTCAGCTCCTGGCTTGGGCTGGAAACCTCACCTGTTCCGGCGCACAGTTCCAGGGAGTGATGGGGGACTCGTAGCAACTACGCTTTGTGCCTCATCAACAAACGCAACAAACATAGGAGCATCGAACCATGAGCGTTATTTCCCAAGGACTGATTGGCGCAACGTCCAAAACCGTGTTCAAGCCCGCGCTTGACGGCGTAAATGCCGCCGGCTCGTTCTACGACAAGTTCGCGCCGTTTGGGCTGGGCACCGTCGCAACCGCAGCCAACGGGTCGGTAGATGACCGCGACCTCGCGCAGTTCTGCCGCGTGGCGGCGGGCACCATCGCTTCGGGTGTGGCGGCTGGCATTACCAACGGCGTCACGGTCGCGGCAGCGGCGGGCAACAACTGGACTAACGACACCGGCGTCACGCTGGCTGTCGGTGATTACGTCTGGCTCGTTGGCGCGGCAGCTACGAAGTAACCCGCACCACCTGTTGGAGGCGGCGCGGGGGCAACTCCGCGCCGTTTTTGCGATGCCGTTCATCAATGGTGCCGGAGTTACTGCTGCGGGGCGCGTTGCCATCGTGGAGGGGCCGCTTACGGCAGATGGAACCCTCGGTGGTGTGGCGTTCAACGCTACGCAGGCCGCGATAGGGGACAGCACGGTCGGTGCTGTAGACGCCTCCGTGGCGGGGCTGTCGTTCCTGGTCGACGAACTTGGGGTGGTGGTCAGCGAGGTTGCTCTGGTGGCCCCAGACTTCCATAACGGTCTGGCGTTCGACGCCAGCAAGCGGTTGTATGTCAGCGCAACGCTGCCGCCCGTTGCGTGGCCGCACGGGTGGCCGGTAGCGGACACGGGGGCGCTCTGTGTGGAGTTTAATGGTGTCGCTTCGTAGGGCCGATGGCAACAAAGACCGCCGCTCAGATGTTGACCGCGTTAGCGGGTCTGCTCGTGCCGGTTTCGCTGCGCGCGTGGCTGCGAGATTTGATCGTGGTGCTCACGCCAGCCTACGCCGGGATGGAGCGGTCCGCGCAATTCACAGTAACCGCTGTCGGGCAGACGCCGCTTGTCATCTCGTTTGCCGGGGGCAACTCTGTCGCGCGTGGGGATCAGTTTATCGCCAGCCTGCCGGCGGGCAAGATCACGCGAACAACCGCTGGCACGATCCAGTTCGGGGTGCAGGTCACGGTGGAGCTGCCGACGGGTGTGGATGTGGTAGTTCAGCTTTTCAAGGGTGGCGTAGCTACAGTTTACAGGACGCAACTAGGAACAGATAACAAGGCGTACACGTCTACGTTCGTGATGAACGGGATTACAGTAAGCGAAGCGGGTACGGACTACGATCTTCGGATATACCGTTTGGTTGGGACAAGCGATCTGGTAGTCGCGTACACAACCTTTTACATGACAACACTTTGACCAACACCCACTAGAGAGGGGATTTCATGGAAGATGGGATGATGCAAGAAGGACGCAACAACGGCGACGAGAGCCTGTATGTCAAGTTCTACATGGGCTCCGTCAAGGACGAGGAGAAGTCTGCGACCGCGGGCCATCCGGTGTTTCGGGACACCCCGTTCGTAAAGATTCTGGTGCCCGGCGACAAGAACACGGTGATCGACACCACCGCCGACATGCAGTACCAGGCGCGCTTTCCGCGTCTGTGGCAGCAGTTCAACGCACAGGAAACGCAGACCCATAGCGGGATGCCGGTCAAAGAGTGGCCGGTGGTGACGCGGGGGCAGGCCGAGGAGTTGCTGTATCTCAACATACACACGGTGGAGCAGTTGGCGGCGTGCGCCGACTCGAACGGCTCCAAGTTGATGAACTTCCATGCGCTCAAGGCGAAGGCGCAGGCGTACCTGGACGCAGCCAAGGGTACGGCAGGAGTACAGGCACTCGCCGAGGAAAACCGTAAGCTGAAAGAGCAGATGGCGGTACTGCAAAAGCAGATGGCGGAGTACGCAGTGGCGTTCTCCAACAAGACGGCAAGGAACGAGAATGGCGAACAGTTCAGTTCTGGAAGTAATCCAAGCCGCAGCAAGTGAGATGGGGTTGCAGGCGCCGACAGCGGCGTTCGGCAACCCAACTGACTTGACGGCGGTGCAACTGTCGGCACTCTACAATGTTACCGGCGAGATGCTGGTGAAGCGCCGTATCTGGCGTATGTTGTTCCGAGAACATACGATAGTCACGCAGCCGGATGTCGGCACTTACCCGCTCCCCGACGACTTCGCGCGCCCCATTTCGCAAACCGAATGGGATCGCACAAACCGCTGGCCGATGATCGGGCCGGAAACGCCGCAGCAATGGCAATGGTTGAAGTCGGGCATCCTGTCCACCGGCCCGCGTGAGCGTTTTCGCTTGGTGGGCAACACGCTGGAAATCTGGCCGGTCCCCACCATCGACACCACACCGGGGCCGAATCTCGATCTGTCGTACTACTACGTCAGCAAGTGGTGGGCGCAGACCGCAGGGGGGCAGCCGATCCCCAAAGCGCAGAACAGTCTGGATACTTGCATCTTCGACGATCGGCTGATGATCTCGGGCGTGAAGTTGCGCTTCTTTCAGGTCAAAGGGTTTGACACCACCGCGTTCGCCGCGGACTTCCAATCCAACCTGGATGACGCGCTGGCGCAAGATAGCGGCGCGCCGATCCTGTCGCTCGCCCGTGAGCCGGCATTTCCGCTCATCACGATTTACAACGTCCCTGACGGCAACTGGAGTCCGAACTAGCCATGCCGCGCGACACTGTTCACGCCCGCAAGCAACGCGCCGTCAGTCAAACGGCCACGCTCCCCGCTCCGGTGGGTGGCTTGAACGCGCGCGACAGTCTGGCGCAGATGAAACCGGACCAGGCGATTGAGATGCTCGATCTGTACCCGTTGCAGTACGGGGTGCGGATACGCAAGGGTTATCAGCGGTGGGCCGATCAGTTCCTTGCCAACGACAACCTGCCCGTCGAAACGCTGATGACGTACCACGGAATGGACGGGGCTGAAAAACTGTTCGCGGCGACGGGACAAGCGTTCTACGACGTCACCGCTAACAACATCGGCGGCGCCGGGAAAACAGCAGTCCACGCTGGCAACAGCAACGCGCGTTGGCAATGGGTGTGCGTGACCAACCAGTTCGGGACGTTCATTATCGCGGTCAACGGTCTGGACACGCCGCTCTACTACGACGGCACCGCATGGGCGCCGCTGACCATCACAGCAAGCGCGGTGTACCCAACCTTCGACCCCAAAACCCTCGTCAATGTCGCCATTTCGCATCGCCGTGTGTGGTTCGTGCAGAAAGACACGGGCGATGCGTGGTATTTGCCGGTCGACCAGATTCAAGGCGAGGTGAGTCGCTTCGGCGTGGGTGAGGTGTTCCCGCGCGGTGGGTTCTTGCAGGCCATCGGCACATGGGCCACGGAGTCCGGCGGCGGCATGGTGGACAACACGGTGTTCGTTTCGTCGGAGGGCGACATTGCGCTGTTCTCCGGCTACGACCCCGATGACATCATCACGTTTCAACTTGCGGGCACTTACCAGATCGGGGCCACGTTCAACCGGCGGTGTTTACTCAAGTACGGCTCCGATCTGTGGGTGCTGTGCGAGGACGGCATCTACCCGCTGTCCGGGGTGCTGTCGCAATCGAAGGTGTTGATGGCCGGCGCCATAACGGACATCATCCAACTTCGTTTGTCCGATGATGTTACGAACTACGCCCAGAATTTCGGGTGGGAGATGATGGTGGTCAACCGCCACCAACTGGTAATGCTCAATGTGCCGGTGACAAACAGCACCAACCGGCAATGGGTGATGAACCAGGTAACAAACGCCTGGACCCTGTTCACCGGCTACAACGCAAGATGCTTCGGCCTGTTGGAGAACGAGCCGTTCTTTGGTGGGGTTGGTGTTGTCAACCAGGCGTGGTTCGGCAACCTCGACAACTACACCGAGGCAGGCGGCGGCGTGTCCATTTCCGGGTACTGTCAACAGGCGTATTCTTCATTCGGTCCGCAGTCGCTCCAGAAGCGTTGGACAATGATTCGTCCGGTGTTCAATGCCGATGGCCCCCCGGGTGTAACCGCGTCGGTCAGCGTCAACTACAGTCAGGCGGTGAACGACTCCATCCCGCCGGCCGCGTACATACAGGGGCCGAGTTCTCTGTGGGGCACGGCGGTGTGGGGTACTGCTGTGTGGGGTGGCAGCGGGACTACGGCTATCTACAACTGGTACTCGACAAACCAGCTGGGGTTCTGTGCATCGCCTGTTCTAAAACTGCAATCGTCGTTCGACACTTTCTGGGTTTCAACCGATTTGGTGTCCGAAGTGGGTGGGGTGCTATGAAAGAAATTGCGGTCAACTGCGAAAATCAACTGGCCCCCTTCATGGAGTATTACTGCGATTCGCATGGAGCGTTCGTCGCCGGGCGTGGCGTGGCGCTACTTGACGTTCACGACAAAGACAAGACTGTGGACATCCTTGCCGGTGTGTGGTTCGAGGGCTTCAACGGCGCCAACATCAACATGCACGTTGCGGCGGTCCCCGGTAAACGCTGGATGACGCGGGAGTACCTTTGGTATGTGTTCCACTATGCTTTCGAGCAATGCGGGGCACGGCGCATTACCGGCCTGGTGGAGGAGTCGAACTACGCCGCGCGCAAATTCGACGAACACATAGGATTCACATTGGAAACGAAGCTGAAAGATGCGTGCCCGCAGGGCGATTTGCTGGTGTATGTCATGCGTAAAGAGGACTGTCGGTGGCTCAACATACGCCGCCGCGGCCTACCCGAAATGATACTGGAGCATTGAACATGCCTGACCGCGTAGCGAACATCGTAGGCACTCCCTCCCCGCCGGCCGGGACGCAAGGGTTGGAGGACAACGCCAATGCGTGGGCTCGACAATGGTTTCAGGCGGGTCGAGATCGTGAGGGGCTGGCGCCCAACGCGAACCTCTCAGATGCCGACAAGGCTATCTGGGAGCGGGCCATCGCTACCCAGTATGGGACGGCGAATGACAACCCCAACCCAAGCGTGGACGCCGGCTGGCTGGCTCCCTACGACCAAGACAAGGCCATCAACACGGCGGGTCTGATTGCGCCGTGGGAAAACGCGTTGAACACCGATTACTCGCAGTACGGGCAATCCGGGGCTCAAACCTGGCCGGAAGCCGCACCCGTTGTGCCGCAAGCCCAGACCCCCATACCAGTCACCCCGAAAACAACGCCGCCCGTCGTAAAGCCACCGGTGTCGGCTGTCGGGCCGGGTGCGGTTTCGGGCTCGTCGAGGCCGGGTGTCACGCCCGATGGTGGCGTAGCACGGGAAACGCCCCCTATGGTGGGGGCAACGGGTGCGCGTGACGGCAACAAGCCTGGGCTGCCCCCACAGATGGGCGGGGTGCGTGACGCGGCGCTTGGTGGCGGCACCGACAAGCAGGGTACTGCGGGGCTGCTGGGTGGCCTGCTCGCCGGAGGGAACCGGGGGCAGTTCGCCACGGCACTTCCATCGCCGGAGTCTTGGGTTCCGCAGTCCACTTGGTGGAGTCCGTCGCAACGGCAGATGACGTACACGCCGCAGCAGGGCAATACGGGCGGCACGGGGCCGCAAATCGGGCCAGGCGGGGCTGGGGGTGCAGGAGGTACGGGTACGGGCGGTCGACCTGGACAAGCGCCCATGGACCCGATTTCGACCACTCCCGGGCTACTCCCTGGGCACTCCGCCGCCACTATCGGAGGACGGCCCGTGGAGGGTGGGGTAAACACGCAGGGCGCCGGTCCCGGCGGCACGGAGGTGGACAACCTGTTTGGGTCTGGAGCGCCGCGGAGTGGTCCGGTGGACACCGATCCGATATGGGATGTGGGGAGAATCAAACCGACGCAGCAAATCCCGTGGCAGACGTACTCGTTTGACAACCCGAAAACCGATGAGCAGGTGAATTTCAACGCTTTGGTAAAGACGAATCCGATCATCGCGTACAAGTATTTGGCGTCGGTATCCGGCGGCAACGCCATAGGGGAACTCCTCAAAGAACGTGGGCACCCCGACAATACCGCGAAGTACGTCGCCAGTGCTTTTATGGAGCCGAGGATG